ACCAAACACGACACGTCTATTTCCGTTCCGGTGGCGCCAATCTCGAGCGTCCCGGGACCTAATACCGGCATGGTTAATTCTCCTTTGCGGTCGTGCGCTGTTGGCGGACTCGTTGGGTGAACAGTAATCGGTACGCCGGCAACGGCGCGGCCTGTTGCGGTATCAACAGGTCGGCCGGTTCGGCGCGGACGGCGGCGAATTGCAACGCCGCGGTGACGTCGTCGAGCAATTCACCTAGATTGACGAGGTCGATATTGCGGCCGGCGGCGTTGGTGATTGCCCACACGGTGAATTCGGCGTCAAAGTCGTTCCGGGCGAAGCGCCAGGACACCGCCGGCGGCGCAACGTAGACGCACGGCGGGTTAATGTCCCGTTCGTCGAGCACGGCCCGCACGCCGGCCGCCAACAGACGGTCGACGACGCCTTGCACGGCGCCGGCGACGTTCACCCGACGCCCGGTAGCGCGTACGGGCCGGTGTGCAACGCACGCGCAATCTCAGGATCGGACCGGGACACGTACGTGACTGACTCACCGAATGTTTCGACACCGCCGGGCGAATTGCGCCGGCGTACCAACCGGGCGGCGAGCATGACGGCCGCTTGGTACACCTCTGCATCGGGCGCGTACGCCGGCGGCGTCGACGCCACGGCCATATCGGGCCGGGCGCGCTCCACTTGTGGTTCCACGGCCGCGGCGCACCGGGTAATCAACGCGTCGTCGGTGGTATCCGCCGGCGTTATCCGCAGTTGTTCCTTGACGTCGGCCACAAGTAGCCACACAGGGTCGGCCATCGCTACGGGACGTCGGGCCCGACGGTGACGAGCGCAACGCCGCGGTCGTCATTGACGATGGTTGACGAGTAAGCGAACACGCCTAGGTCGATACCGCCGTTGGGGATGTTCACCGCTTGCACCCGGACCGGCATCGGTGACGCCTCATAGGTTGTCACCGCTCGTTTGTCCCACGCGATGACTTGACCGGCGTCGAGCGACGGGCCTAGGAAGACGGCGAGGTCGGTCAACCGGCCCGATTCGGCGCCCAACGAGAGCGACGCCTGTTCCGGTAGCCACCACGGCGATTCGGCCCGCGGTGAGTCCACGAGGTCGGCCCACACGTCGGGCGCCAACGCGATAGCGGACGGTGTCGCGCCGACGGCGATAAGGTCCCGGATCACTTGCGACACCGCGGCGTAGACGTCCGTCGCCGTACCGCCGGCGCCGGCGGCCGCGGCGATCGCGTCGGCCAACGCCGCTTCGAGTTTGTTGCCAAGGTCGACCGTCGCGGCCCGGAAAAACGATTCCAGAAAACCGGGCTCGCCTAGGTCGACCAAGATACGGTCGATATCCCACCCGCCGGCGTAGCGGACGATTGGCGCTTCGGCCGGAACCATCGTGACTTGATTGGACGGAATCGGCGTCTTGTTGCCGGCGTACGGGCCGACGGCCGGCAACGTTCCCCACTTCCACCCGTACACCTTTAGCCCGGTCGTCAACGTCTGGTGTTGCACGCGTGGCCAAAAATGCCGCTCTTGCGCAATGGGCGTCCACAATTCTCCCAACCATTGACCGGTGCCGGTGGCGCCACCGCCGGTGTCCATTCCCGGGACGACGTCGGACAACGCCGCATTGACCCGACCAATGTCGTTGTCGCGGATGGCGGCCGCCATCGCCGGCATGACGGCGGCGAGCGCCGTTGTACCGGTGCGCCGGCGGGTCAATTCCGGTGGCAGTGCGCCGCCGGCGACGTCGATCACCATTGCGCCGCCGGTGCGCGCCGGGACGACCGCGGTACCGGGTGACGGGGGGGAGGTCACCGGTACCACGGCCGCCCGGGTCGCGGCGATCCGGGCATCCGCGAACGCCGGAACGCTGGTCAACACGACGGCGACCAATTCGCCGGCCGTCACGATCCCGTCGGACACTTCCACGTTGGATAGTTCCACGCTCAACGCGTCGCGGATGCCTTCCGCCGCTTCGATGAGTGCGGCGTCACCCGACGGCGTCGCACCAACCCGGAACGCCATGCGCAACCCGTCGGCCGTTTCCGTCGCTTCGGTGGCGTACCCGACCGGTGTTTGCCGGCCGTGTTCGGTGAACAGCTTGACCCGCCGCAGGTCGGACGGTAGTTGCACGGTGCCGGCGTTGACGGTCAGCGGGCCGGCCGACGTCTGCCCGGGCACGCCGAACGGCAACGCCAACCCGGCCAACCGTCGATCGGTCGACGACGGCGCGGCCGCGGTGATGGCGGACGCCGCGGTGATGGTCAGCGACAACGCCGACGCGTCACACAGCACGAGCCGTGGAAGGTGAGTCACGGTTAATCCTCCTTAGGTTGCCCGGTAGCGGGCACGGTGAGCGAAGTCAATTCCGTTGTGTCGAACGCCATTGACGTACCGGCGGGCACAACGTCGTCCATTGATAAACGCGCCTCAATGGCATTGAGATAAAGGGATAAACCGTAATCTATCCATTCTGAATTCCGGCCGGCCGTTGTTTCATATGTCAATGATGCGCCGGCCGTGGTGGCGTCAATCATTGCCGCCGGAATTGACACGACCCGGGCGATATTCACCGCGGACGCATTCCGGCCGTCAATTAGCAATTCGTGGGAATCTAACGCGTGGTCCTTTGTTTCGACCGCGGCGTTGGTGAATAGAATTCCGTTATTGTCGGCCAATGCCTTACGGGTCGCGGTCACTAATTCCGACCGTTCGGCGTGCGTCAATTCGAGGTCGGTTGTTTGGTGCAATTCGATCCGGAATGGACGCCGGGCAATATCGGCCGCCGATGTTTCGAGCGTCGACGCTTCCCTAATGGTGCGTTGCGCGAAGTTAATCAATCCCTCGTGCGGGCCGTAGATAATCCGCAACGTGCGCGGGTCGAACGGTTGGCCGTCGGCGTCGACCACCCGGCCGTCCGAATCGGTCGCCCATGTCGACCACGGCAACCGGGCCATTGATAGCGGCCGGTCGTTTAGATTCTCCACGCCGTTCACCGTTGGGAATTGCGTTGCCAACCATAGCGACGCGCCGTAGAAGATGAGGTCGTCGACGGTCCATAGCATCCGCCACCACGGCGACTGATTGTGCAACGACAACGCGCGCCGCCGGGCGGCCGGCAACGTCCCTAGTTGCCCGTCGGTGGCGATTGCCCACGACGGGGTCGGTTCCACCCGGGCGCCGCCCTTCCACGCCGTCAGCGGGCAACCGGCCACGGCGCCGGCCGTCAAGTGCCTGGCTCGAGCCAACGCCGGGACCATGATCGCTTCCGCTCGAGTCATGGGCAACGGTTCGCCGGCGCCCATGATGTCGGACCACACGACCGATTCGAGTTGCGACGTCGTCCACGCTTCGATCTGTGGCACGAGCGGCGACGGGATCGACAACGCTTGTCCCAACGAACTAAACGGCGTCAACCAACCCATGCGGGGGATCATGCCGGGCGCCGGCGCTGTTGGCGGCGTTGTCGGCGCTACGTGGCACTGTGTGGCACTGTGAGTCACCCGGTGTCAACCCGATTGCCTTCCCCGTGGTCGGTGCCGGTGCTCACGGTGCCGGTCGCCGGGCAACTGTTGGGGATGACGGAACGCACGGCGTACCGGGCCGCGGCCCGCGGCGAGCTACCCACCATCACGGCCAACGGAACGGCGCGCGTGCCGACGGCGGCGCTCTATGTGTTGCTTGGCTTGCCGATTCCGCCGCGGCCGGCGGCGCCGATGATTGACGGCCGTTAAGCGGCGTAGACACGAGGTCGGGCCGGCGCCGGCGCCCGGTGCGTGTGGCCGTGCAACGCCACCGACGCGGCAATGAGCGGCGCAACGTGCACGGCCGACGATCGGCGTCCCCATACCCACCCGTCGCCCACGATCCGGCGGCCGGCGCCGGCCACGGCGTCGTCCAACAGCTGTTCGCCGCGGTGTGCGACGGTGCGGCCGTCGATCCGGTCAAGCATGGTGGCGCACGCCGTGGCCAATTCCCGGGTCGTCAGCGTGTGCACCCACGCCGGCAATTCGCCGCGGTGTGTCAGTTGGTCGACGACGGTTCCGGTCGGCCCGGTGCCACCGTCGAGCCACACGTCGGCGCCGTGGTCGGCGTGCATCCCGGCCAGCACGCCGGCGGCGTCGTTCACCGGAACCCGCTTGACGAATTCGACCACCGGGACGCCTTCCCCGGTCGGCCAGCACGCCACGATATCGGCGCCCGACCGGTCGACGGCGACATCGGCGGCGAGCGCCGGCGGTACACCATCCGCCGGTGTTGCGTCACGGTGACGAATGGCGCTCCACGCGGCCGCCGATATCACGCGTTCCGCCGATTCCGTCCACCGGTTCCCGTACGCCCGGGCGTACTCCCCGGGTGAGTCGGCCATGATGACGGCTTCCCGTGCCAGGAATTCCCGGTCAATGGTGCGGCCGGCGGCCGGGTGCGCGGCAACGACGGCGTCGACGTCGAGCGGGTCGGCGTCGTCGGGTATCGCCCATTCGAGGTACGTCACGCCCGGGTCGCCGGCGCGGCCGCGGTCGACGAACGACCGAAGCCACTTCGAATCTTTCGTGCCGGCCGTCGACACGAGCACGACTTGCGCACCGGGCCGGGTCGCTTGCGTCGGGTTGATTGCTTGGAGCAATTCGCCGCCGCGCACGAGGTCGTGTTTCCACGCTTCGTCGACGATGACGAGGTCGGATTGCATCGAGTGGAGCGCGTCTTTCGTCGGCGGGAACGGCCGCAACGTCGACCCGTTGGGGAACACGAGCCGTTCGGCGCCGTTGGTCGACTTGACCACGACGTGTTCGCGCAACGGCGCACCGGGCCGGGTCAATTCCGCGACTAGCTCACCCCATTTTTCCCGGGCGTACTGGCCGTTTTGAGCCGTGTACCACACGCGCCGGTCGGGTAACCCGACCATGCACCGTTCGACCGCTTCAGCGAGCAACCACGAGGTCTTACCGGCCTGTCGTTGGATGGTGCACACGACAAACGGGTTGGTCCGGACGCCGGCGCCGTCGTGTTCGTTGAGCAACGCCGCGGCCGCGTGCTGCCACGGCATAAACGGCCGGCGCAACAGCACGGCCGACAACCGGGCGACCCGCGGCCCGAACGTCGGCCGGTTAGTCCGCGGTGTCGCGAACCGTGGTGGCGGCGCCGGCGGCGTCATCGTTCCCCACTAGTTCGGCAATGAGGTCGTCGAGCGACCCGGCGGCCGCCGGTTCGACGCCCAACAGGTCGGCCCGGGCCGCCCGGTATTCGGCCGTCAGCATGACGAACCCGCGGTAAGCGCCGGCGGCGTTGGCGGCGTCGATCCGGTCGGCAAGCGACTCCACGACGTGCAACAGGTCCCCGGGGAGGTCCCGGCCGGCCGTCTGTTCGGCCAACAGTCGACGCAACCGGCCGTGCGGCCCGGGTAGCACGGTGAACAGCGGGTCAGTTGGCATTGTGCGACTCTCGTTCCGCCCGGCCGTATACGACGGCGATCGCGTCCAGTGCGCGACGCGCCGCGTCGCCCGGGTCGGTGCCCGTCTGGACGGCGCACACCGCTAGTAGCGCGTCGGCGGCCGCTTCGATCGCGGTATCGAGCCGGGCGGCGTCGTCGGTCAGCATGATCCGGAGCGTACCGGCCGTGTCCGACGTCGATCCGGACGAAAACGGTTCAGACCCGGGGGGGGATGGTTGGGAGAATATCCC